TACGACAAGTATAATGATGTATATCGTTGGGTTCCTTTAAATGGTGATATTGCAGGTCTATGTGCAAGAACAGACCAAGAGAGAGACCCATGGTTCTCACCAGGTGGTTTAAATCGTGGTATCATCAAAAACATTATTAAGTTGGCATACAACCCAACTAAGACTGACCGTGACACCTTGTATGTAAAAGGTATTAATCCTGTTGTTACATTCCAAGGCGAAGGCACAGTTCTGTTTGGTGACAAAACATTGCAAAGCAAACCATCTGCGTTTGACCGCATCAATGTTCGCCGTTTATTCATTGTGCTTGAGAAATCAATTGCTCGTGCGGCTCGTTTCTCATTGTTTGAATTTAACGACCAATTCACTAGAGCGCAGTTTGTTTCATTAGTAGAACCATTCTTGCGTGATGTTCAAGGTCGCCGTGGTATTACCGACTTCCGTGTAGTTTGTGACGAAACCAATAATACTGGTGAAGTTATCGACCGCAATGAATTTATCGGTGATATCTACATTAAACCTGCACGCTCAATCAACTTTATCCAACTCAACTTCGTTGCGGTTCGCACAGGCGTAAGCTTCGATGAAGTAGTTGGGAAGTTCTAATAAATAGAGAAACAGGAGATAATTAAATGGCATTTAATGTAAACGATTTTAGAAGTCAGATGGTTGGTGACGGTGCTCGTCCTAATCTGTTTGAAGTTTCTATGCCATTTCCTGCGTTCTCTGCGCCAGGAAATGCACAAACAAAATTAACATTCATGTGTAAAACTGCTCAGTTACCAGGTGCAACAATTGGTGTAGTACCTGTTCAATACTTTGGTCGTGAATTAAAGTTTGCTGGCAACAGAACATTTGCCGATTGGACAATCACCGTTATTAATGACGAAGATTTTTCAGTTCGCAATGCTTTTGAAAGATGGATGAATGGTATTAATTCTCACAACCTTAATATCCGCAATCCAATTGCTTTAGCACCTTTAGGTTACACAGTTGATGGTGATGTTACACAGTTTGGTAAACAAGGTAACAATTTAAAGAAATATAAATTTGTAGGTTTATTCCCAACCGATATCACACCTATTGATGTTGATTGGGGTTCAAATGATGCAATTGAGGAGTTTTCTGTAACTCTCACCTATCAATGGTGGGAATCAGTAGCAGACGGTGTTGTGTAAGAAGAAAGGCTTCGGCCTTTCTTCAATTTTTTTAGGATGATTTTTAATGGCAATTAAACTCTTTGGCTTCACCCTAGGTAAACAAGACATTGTTCGGGCTCAATCACCTGAACAACCTTCTTTCGCACTTCCAAATGAAGCGATGGATGATGGTGCAGTTACCATCACATCTAACCCTTATTACGGCACTTATGTCGATTTAGAGGGTGCGGTTCGTAACGAACTCGAATTAATCACTCGTTATCGTGAAATGGCAAACCATCCTGAATTAGAGATGGCAATTGATGATATCGTCAATGAAGCAATTACACACGATGTTACAGGTCGAACAATCAACATTGTTTTAGATAAATTAAAACAACCAGAAACAGTTAAGAAAAAGATTAGTGAAGAATTTGAGACCGTTCTCAAAATGCTTAACTTTGGTAATCTTTCTGATGACCTTTTCAAAAGATGGTATATTGATGGAAGAATTTACTACCATGTTGTAGTAGATGAATCGAATCCAAAAGAAGGTATACAAGAACTTAGATATATTGACCCACGCAAGATTCGTAAAGTGCGTGAATTAGTAAAAGGTCGTGATCCAAAGACTGGTGCAAATATTATTCAGTCTATTGCAGAATACTATGTCTATTCAGATAAAGGTACGACCACTCAAACATATTCTGCAAGTGTAAATGCAGGTTTGAGAATTGCACCAGATTCAATTATCAATGTAAACTCTGGTTTAATGGATGCAAAAAATACATTCGTTATTTCGTATATACACAAAGCAATTAAACCACTTAATCAATTGCGTATGGTTGAAGATGCGGTAGTTATTTACCGACTATCAAGAGCACCAGAACGCCGTGTATTCTACATTGATGTTGGTAATTTACCAAAAGGTAAAGCCGAACAGTATCTTCGTGATGTGATGATTAAGTATAAGAATAAAGTTGTTTACGATTCTTCTACTGGAGAAATCCGTGATGACCGTAAACACATGTCAATGCTTGAAGATTTTTGGTTACCTCGCCGTGAAGGTGGTAAAGGTACAGAAATTACTACATTGCCCGCAGGTCAAAATCTTGGCGAATTAGAAGATGTAAAATACTTCCGTCAAAAACTTTTACAGTCTTTGAATGTACCAATCTCTCGTTTAGAACCACAACAAGGTGGTATGATTGGTCTTGGTAGAACAACTGAAGTTACCCGTGATGAAGTTAAATTTAATAAATTTATTATTCGTCTCCGTAACAAGTTTTCACAAATTTTTGACCATGCATTGGAAAAACAATGTGTTCTTAAAGGCATTTGTACCAGAGAAGAATGGGACCAATTTAAAGAAGATATCTATTACGATTATGTAAAAGATAATAACTTTACTGAATTGCGTGATGCAGAATTGTTGCAATCTCGTATTCAAACATTAACCACAGTTGACCCATATGTTGGTCGTTACTATTCTGCTGAATGGGTTCGTAGAAATATTCTTCAACAAACTAAAGAAGAAATTGCACAAATTGACCAACAGATTAAACAAGAAGAAGAAAACGGAACTGGCGGTCCAATACAACAACCAGGTCAAGCACCTGAGGTGAGTCCTGAACAATACCCACCTGAAGATAATACTGCCGATAACGGTGCTTCTGAATCACTTACTCCACAACTGGATGCAGATGTAGAAAAGTATTCAGCGATACTAAATAGGCGTTAAAGGAGATTAATATGGATGTTTCAAATTTTATTAATAGCGTTGCAACTGGAAATGCAATTGGAGCCAAAGAAAGTTTAAATGACCTTCTTTCCACCCGTGCATTTGAAGCACTTGATGCCAAAAAAACAGAACTTGCACAGTCTTTATTTACAGGTAAAGAAGTAGAAGTTCAGGATACCGAAGAAACTGAAACAGAAGCTGAATGATAAATTTACAAGAATTTAGACAACTTGTAGAAGAAGAAAAGTCGGACTATTCAAAGTTCGACATGTTAGTTCGTGCAGGTTTAGCTAATAAGGCACAACTTGCACGAATTCATCGCATTTTAGATAAGATGACCGAAGAGCGTCCTCAGTTTAATAATGCTGACAGAGAAATCATGCGTAATCTTTTTAATCGCATGATAGATATAATTAGCAACAATAAACAGATTTTTCAAAAAACTAGACAAGCGGTTCGTGAAGAAGATGAAAAACAAGTTGAGAGTATTCAACTTGATGAGGCATTAGATTTAAATAATGACCCACCATTTGTGCTTGTATTAAAGCGTAAGTCTATTCGTTTGTATCCTAACAATACAAAGATTGCACTTTACTACAATCAGAAATTAGACAAATATTTTTCAATACCTTATGGTGGTGGTATTGATGCGCCTGTTCAAGCAGAAGAAACGGAACTGGAAGAAGCTGTTATAGATAAACTCCATAAAATCGTTTCTGATAAACAGGCACAAACAGTTAAATTTGGAAATGGTCAAACTCGCAAGGTAGACCACTTCACTGCCTCTGCTATTACGCAAGTTCATAAAGCTTTAAATGATGATAACAAAAAGAAATTTGCAGATATGGTTCACAAATCACCTGCACATTTAGTTAAAGCATCTGACTTTGCATTTAGTAGAGCAAAATGAATTTAATAGATTTAATTATTACCGGTAAATTAGACGAAGCAAAACAATTTTGTTGTGACCGTCTAAAAGAAATTACAACAAAACGCTTAGAAGAAGCAAAGCGTTATGTTGTAGCCGACATGTTTGAAGAAGTGGAAGAACAACTTGATGAGAAAAGAAATCCAAATCTTATCAAGCAAGGTAGAATTACAAAAGTTCGCCGTAGAATTAGAAGAAACGCAAAAGGTCGTATTGTGGTTCAAAAGAATCGCAGACGCTCTGGTATTAAAGGTTATAGAATTTCAGGTAACACCGTAAAAAGAATACCTGCAACAGAAAGATTAAGAAAGGCTCGTTTATTAAAACGGTCTTGGAAAACAACTAGAAGAGCTAAATTACGCCGCACGATGTTGAAAAGAAAAATGTCAATGCGTAGGCGTGCATCAATGGGACTAAGATAAAATGCCATACGAAATTATTAACAACAAAAGAAGTAAATCGGTTATCCGTGTTGTCGGTAATACTGCAACGCCAATTAATTTATCAACACTATCAACTGGTAGTGACGAAACTATTACTAATGCTTCAATTACACATATATCTGCACAATCAGATGGTGCATGGAAAATATATCGTGGTAATAATGCTAATACTGCTCAAACAGCTGTTTTGGTGATAGATTTAACTGGTGGTGGTAATGTAGATTGGCCTTTGGCACAATATGACATTTCGATTGCAAATAATTCATCGTCAAACATTTTCGTAACAAATTCAGGTACAGGTGGCACTCTTTTATTGACAGTAAGTAAGACTGCCACATTTGACCCTGCATTAATAGGATTGTAAAATGAAACTTATTACCGAAACAATCGATAATGTAAAGTATCTTACCGAAGCAACAGAAAACGGTAAAAAGAAACTTTTCATTGAAGGAACTTTCCTTGTTGGCGAACAGGTCAACAAAAACAATCGCATGTATAAGATGGATACATTACGCCGAGAAGTTGGGCGTTATACAGAAGAATTCATCGATACAAACCGTGCTTTGGGTGAATTAGGACATCCAGATACGCCATCTATTAACCTTGAAAGAGTATCACATAAAATTGTGTCTCTCAAAGAAGATGGTAATTCATTTTACGGTAAAGCACTAATTCTTGAAACACCATACGGACAAATTGTAAAAAACTTTATCGATAACGATATTCAGGTTGGCGTTTCTTCAAGAGCTTTGGGTTCTTTAACTCAAACTAGAGAAGGATACAATTTGGTTCAAGATGACTTGCGCCTTGCGACTGCCGCAGACATTGTTGCGGATCCATCAGCACCGGGTGCCTTTGTTAACGGTATTATGGAAAACAAAGAATGGATGATGGTTGATGGAAAGTTTGTAGAAGCAGACCACGACCGTTTTAAAAAGACAATTCAGAGAGCTTCCAAAAGCCAAATAGAGGAAACTGCTCTAAAACTGTTCGAAAATTACCTCAGAAAACTTTAATTTTATAAATAAGAAATCATAAGGAGATTCCTAATGGCAACAAATAAACTCATGGAAGCCGCAGCAGACATTCTTGCAGGAAGCAAGAAATCAGCTCCAGCTATGCCACCAGAAAAACTAGGCGGTGAAGTTGTGGACCTTGGTGGTCCTACTCCCCAAAATAACAAGCCGGATGACGATTCTAACAAAATCGATGCAACTAAGGCCGCTAAGAGTGCAACTGCTCCAACAACAAAACCATCTGCTGCTTCAGCTGACAAGCAAGATGCCATGAAAAAAATG